AAAGTAAGGAGCAACTAGCACAGCAAGTAAGACAAGAATACATGGCTTGGGCTGGTTCTGTTACCGATATACAGAAAGCTATTCACCTTAAAAGGATAGCCGAACTAGGTGAACAGATTAAAGAGATTGATAAAGAGTCTAATCAACAGATGCAAGAAATCAATGCACAGTTGACGGCAAGGAATGCTGAACTTGATGCGCAAAAGGATGCTGTTGAAGACTTAAAGATTTCTCAGATTGAACTTAACAAAGAGCAAAGCGGGAAAGCATCGGAGGCTAAACAGAAAGCAGTTGAGGCTGAAAATGATTTTCTAAAGGAACAATATAAGCTACTAAAAGATATTGAAGACTTAGAAGCGCAAAGAAAAAAAGAGCAGGAGGAAAAGGCTTTAGAGAACCTACTAGTAATGCCAGAGGTTGTAGAGCAACAAGGTGAGGAATTGGTAGAGGTTGTTGCGGAGACTTTCACCAGAATGGAGTTTATCCAAGATAATTGGTCTAACAACTTTAAAGAAACATTTAACAGAACGGTTGGATTTGCTGCGGATGGGTTAGGTGCTATTCAGGAGTTGGCAGATGCTTTTGCAGGTAAGAGTGAGGAAAGCCAAAGACGGGCGTTTAAGGTTCGTAAAGCTGCTGCCATTGCCCAGACTACTATCGAAACATACAAGGCTGCACAAAGTGCTTACGCTTCACAGATTGTACCGGGTGACCCAACCTCTCCTATCCGTGGCGCTATTGCCGCTACTATTGCTGTGGCTTCAGGTCTTGCAAAGGTAAAGTCTATTGCTTCGCAGAAATTTGAAGGTGGCGGTTCTGCAAGTGGTGGCGGAACGGGTGCGCCAAGTTTACCACAGCCAACAGCGGCTAACTTTAATATAGTAGGTAATTCGGGTACTAATCAAATCGTGGAGGGCTTAACGTCTGCGCCAGTACAAGCATACGTGGTAAGTAGCGAGGTAACGTCTGCACAAAGTTTAGATCGTAACAGAATAAAAACAGCAACACTTTAAATAAGTTATATAGGTATGAAAAATCTACAAGACATAGAACTAAAGATAAAAGACGAAGCAGAAGACGGTGTTTTCGCTATTTCACTTGTTGAATCACCCGCTATTGAAGAGGACTTTGTTGCCCTAAGTAAACACGAAGTGGAACTTAAAGTAGTTGACGAAGATAAACGAATCTTAGTTGGTTTTGCCTTAGTTCCTGAAAAGAGAATTTACCGAGTGATGCAGGGTAAAGAGTTTAACATCTACTTTTCTAAAGATACGGTTGCTAAAACTGCCGAGTTGTTTATGAAGCAACTTAACCTAAAGAATTGGACATTAGAACACGAGCAAAAGACGGAAGGCATATCAGTAATAGAAAGTTGGGTAGTTGAAGACCCTAAACAAGACAAATCAAACCTATACAACCTGAAACCTGAGGGTGGCGAATGGGTTATTATGACTAAAGTATATAACGACGAAGTCTGGAAAGAAGTAAAGGAAGGCAAGTACAAAGGGTTCTCGATTGAGGGAATGTTTGACGGTTTTGAGCAACTTCAGTCTAAAACTGACGCTGAAAAAGTATTAGAAGAACTTCTAGGATTGATTAAGTGAGAGAATCAATAGAATATAGGGTTGAACAGCTAGAGGGCTTTTTTACAGGCGGTGGCGGCGGTTCGGGTCTAACAACGGGTGACGTAGTTTTCATTGCATCATTAGACGACTTACCCACCCCATCTAGCGGGGTGATTACTTTAGCCGACAATGTTACATACTTTTTTACTAATAGCATTGATCTTTTAGGTGATAGGTTGGTATGTGGTCAGAACACCACTATCTTAGGGGGGTCTTCCGAGAATTGCCGTATTAAGTCAACGGGGTTAACTCAAGCGTTAATAACATCGAACTATTCGTTACCTATGCGTAACATTACGATAGAAGCGGCACTTGCGTTAAACTTAGACGGTGACGGAACTACCACGGCGTTAGACTGGTTTGGTGTTAACTTTACAGACTGTGCCGTAGTAGGTACGATTAAAGACTATTCCAACTTTATTATGGCAGATAGTGCTTTTCTTAACTCTAGCGGGTTGACGTTTGACGGGACTATCGGAACGGTAGGATTTTCTCAATGTCTATTCGATGGGCGTTCAGCGACTACTACATTTATCCTACCCGCTACGCTTACAATTACAAGACGTTTCCGAGTTATCTACTCTTCATTTGTTGTGCTTAGTGGTGAAACAGGAATTAACGTTAACGCCTCGGCTACAATACCGACTGAGGCTTATATATTAGACACGGTGAACTTCGGTGGTGGCGGTACTTATCTAAGTGGTATTACGCACACATCTAACGATGCTTTGTTTATTAACTGTACTAACATAACCAATACGGCGGTAAATGGTCAGTTGTATATGCAGGGTAACGTCACGGCTACGACTGTAAGCGTTCAAAACACGTTCTATAAAGTAGCGGGTACAACAACGGCTAGTGCTGACAACTCTAAATTTAGCCACTCTAACAACAGATTAACATGTGACGCTGTAATCAGTAGAAAGTATTTAATACAATGCGTACTATCGTTTACGTCTTCGGCGAATGACATCTGTGAGTTCGGTTTTTACGATAGTCAGTTAGCGACATTAAGAACACCGTCAAGAACTAAGGCAACAGCCAATGCTTCAGGTCGCGCCGAGAATGTGGCTTTCTCATGCGTAGTAACCATGAAGGCTAACGATTATTTAGAGATTCATTGCAGAAATACAAGTGGTGCGAGAAATATTACGGTAGATCAGTTAAACTTTGTAGTAACAGAAATAAGATAAGATATGTATTGGGGACAAGCAGTAAATAACGGCATCTATTGGGGGTATGCCTATACACAGTCGAACTTTGGAAGCGTTTACACATCTTCATGGAGTGGTGACACGCTATTAACAGATACTATATGAGTAAGGTTAAAAAACCAAAGTTAGAAGACTACCTTAAACAATCAAAAGGGCAAGGTCTAGGAAGCCTAGTAAACCAAGGTTCATCTACCGTCACAAACACGGATACCACACGTATAATTACTTCTACTAACGGTTAAAAATACAACAGAACGTTTTTAATTGAGTTATTTACTTTGATAACCAATTAAATTCTTTATGAACATTATCGAACAAGCAAACGAAATCCTGCGCAAAATCGGATTGAAGGCTATCGAAGTGAAATTGGAGCAACAAGTACTACCTGACGGGGTGACAACTATCGAAGCTGAAGTTTTTGAGGTTGGACAACCTGTTTTTGTTGTTACTGAAGATGCTCAAATTGCTTTGCCTGTCGGAGAATACGAACTTGTGGACGGACGTGTTTTGGTAGTGGTTAAAGAAGGTATTATCGGAGAAATCAGAGAAGCAGCAGCGGAAGAGCCAACGGAAGAAGAGCCTGTTGCTGAAGTTCCTGCTGAAATGTCCGAGCCTACTGCACCACAGCCTAAGCGCACAATCGAAAGCATCGTTAAGGAAACGGTGTTTTCAAAAATCGAAGAACAAGCTGCTGAAATCGAAAAGCTGAAAGCGGAACTAGCTGCACTTCAGCCTAAAGACGAAGTGGAACTTTCTTCAGATGAACCCGCTGCTGAACCTATCGTTCACAACCCTGAGCCAGTAGCACAAAAAGAAGTATTTAAATTTTCAACTAAAAAACAGGAATCCGCTTTGGATCGTGTTTTTGCTAAACTATCAAAATAAAAATGGCAACAACAACATCAATTACAACAACGTATGCTGGTGAGTTTGCAGGTAAATATGTAGCCGCTGCACTCCTTACAGCTAACACAATCGAGGCAGGACTTGTAGAAGTTAAGCCTAACATCAAGTACAAGCAGGTAGTAAAGAAACTTTCAGTTAACGACATCCTGAAGGATGAGTCTTGCGACTTTACCGCTACTTCTACTATCACTCTTACTGAAAGAATCCTTCAGCCGAAAGAACTTCAGGTTAACCTTCAGCTGTGTAAGAAGGACTTTGAATCTGATTGGGATGCTATCTCTATGGGTTATTCTTCTCACGACACTCTTCCAAAGTCTTTCGCTGACTTCCTTATCGGTCACGTAGCTGCTAAAGTTGCTGCTAAGATTGAAACTAACATTTGGTCAGGTGACGAAAACAACACGGGAGAATTCGACGGATTCGAAACTTTGTTGGCTAACGATGCTAACCTTGTAGCTGCACAGGAAGTAACAGGAACTACTGTTGATGCTTCTAACGTTATCACAGAAATGGGTAAGGTAGTTGATGCTATCCCTTCACGTTTGTATGGACAGCCTGGACTTCAAATTTATGTTGCTCAGAACGTTATGAAGGCGTATGTACGTGCATTGGGTGGTTTCGGCTCTGCGGGTCTTGGTGCTGCGGGTGTTGGTAACAACGGTACACAGTGGTACAACGGTTCTGCATTGTCTTTTGACGGTATTCCCGTAGTAATGGCTCAGGGTATGTCTGACGATACAATGATCGCAACAACTAAAGATAACCTTTGGTTCGGTACAGGTCTTCTAGCTGACCACAACGAAGTAAAAGTTATCGACATGGCTGACCTTGACGGTTCTCAGAATGTACGTATCGTTATGCGTATGTCTGCGGGTGTTCAGTATGCTAACGTTGAAGACATCGTTACTTACGGTATTGCTAACGCACTTGTATCTTAATTAGGTACTAGCTAAAAAGTCGGGGAGGGGCGGTTAATTCTTTCCCTCCCCTTTTTATATAACATTAAAAACATAACAAATGGCGTGTGATATTAGCCTTGGCAGGATAGAACCATGTAAAGATAGTTTGGGTGGATTGGATGCCGTGTATTTCATCAATGAAGCAGATCTAGACTACACAGATTTAACGTTCGATGGTACAAACACGGACGCAATCGAATCTGTTGCTGGTTCTCCTATGGCATACAAATATGAACTTAAAGGTAACTCATCTTTTGAGCAAACTATCGTAAGTTCTAGAGACAACGGAACAACTTACTTCGAGCAAGTTTTGAACTTGACACTAAAGAAGCAAGACGTAACGACACATAAGCAAATTAAACTTTTGTCTTATGGAAACCCTAAAGTGATTGTTAAAGACAACAACGGCAACTTCTTCTTGGCGGGTGCTAAGTTTGGAATGGATGTAACAGGTGGTACTGTAACTTCAGGCGCTGCCATGGGTGACCTTAACGGTTATACTTTGGTCTTGACGGGCATGGAGCCTGCCCCTGCGTTCTTCTTTGAGGCAACTACTGAGTCTGCACTTGTAACAGCGGGTATTGACATTACAGACGGTAACGGTACTGTTCAGTCTTAATTAATTAACGGGGGAGCAATCCCCCTTTTAAAACTCATAATATGACAGAGTGGGAAAAATTTGAACGGATGGTTAGCCTAAAGTCGGAGTCTATTGAGTTGGGGTCTATTGACGATTTTGCGAACGCTTTAAGTAATATGGTATTAGAGCCTTCTGGTAATATAGGTAATAAAATCAATGAAATGCGATCTGAATTAAATAAACATATTTCAGATTTAGAAACCATACTTGGAAGAATAAACACCGTGGCAAAAATTGGCGTTGATGTTGAGAGACAAGTAAAGGAACTAGGGTTAGAGTTACCAGGTAAATATAAGAGCGCAAAAGAAAGACTGATGAGTGAAGAGACACGTATTAAAAAATCAATTAATGTTTGGAAGTCTGCTGCTCAGAATCTCATTAACCCTTAATCACTTTTCCATAGCTTAAACGAGGGGTAGTCATAACGGCTACCCTTTTTTATTCAAACAAAAATAAAAAATTAAGTTATATAAACATGATTATCTTCACAGAGAGCATAACAGACCAAACGATACAATTTATTCCCCGTGTTTATACGGCTGATTCGCTTGTATTAAAAGACGAACAGACAAACGAGGTATTTACTTATTCAATAGTGCCTAGTCAGTTGGATCATTACCTAACCGTAACAGAAACATTCGACACGGTGGAAGGTCACACATACACAGTAAAAGTATATAACGGTTCAGACGTAGTTTATTACGATAAGGCTTTCTGTACTAATCAAACAATATCTAGCTACTCAGTAAACAACGGCGAGTACGTTCAGAATTCAACTAACAACGATTTCATTATTTATGAGTAATATCCACGTAGTAAACCTATCTAAATACACTCAGCCAGACGTTGTTGAGGATAACCGTAATGAATGGATAGACTACACAACTCCTGAAGGCGGTAGTTATTACGAATGGCTAATTGACCGTTTCCGCAACTCAGCAACACACAACGCTGTTACTAATAACATTTGTAGGTTAATATACGGGCGTGGACTATACGCTAAAGATGCTGCAAGACGAGCAAATGACTATGCTCAGATGAAGTCTATGTTTACGCCTGAAGTGTTAAGACCTGTTGTCTTAGACTATAAACTTTTGGGTAGCGGTGCTTTTCAAGTTATATATAATAAAGCGGGTTCTAAGGTATCTAAAGTCGAACATATCCGTATGGACTTGCTTAGACCTGAGAAGTGTAACGAGAAAGGCGAGATTGAAGCCTACTACTATTCAGATAATTGGGACGACGTAAAGAAGTTCCCACCTAAAAGAATACCCGTTTTCGGTAGTGGTTCACCTTTAGAGGTGCTTGTTTTTGGCAACTATTCAATCGGGCGTAAGTATTTCTGTTCAGTAGACTACGAAGGGGCGCTAGATTACTGCGTATTAGAAGAAGAAATAGCTACATACCTAGTTAATGACGTTCAGAACGGATTCAGCGGTACTAAGGTTGTAAACTTTAACAACGGAGTACCTAGTGAAGAACAGCAAAGATTGATCGTAAACAAGACCATGAAGAAATTCACGGGGTCTAGTGGCGAAAAAGTAATCATTGCTTTCAACGATTCTGACGCTAATAAAACCACGGTAGACGACATACCGCTAAATGATGCCCCTGAACACTATCAGTATCTAAGCGAAGAGGCACGTAATAAAATTCTAGTTGGTCACAACGTAACGTCTCCAATGCTTGTGGGAATTTCTCCAGACGGGCAAGGGTTCTCAAGTAATGCAGATGAGATCGAAACGGCTTCTAAATACTTTCACAACACGGTAATTAAGGCTTTTCAAGAAACTATTATAGATGCGATAGACAAAATATTAGCTATTAACAACGTTAGACTAGATTTGTACTTTAGAAGACTCAATCTATTCGAAGACCTAGACGAAAAAGAACAAGTACAAGAAGAAACGGCGTTAAGCAAACAACAGGGAATTGAAAGCATTATTGCTCAGTACGGTGAGGAAGACGACTTAGAGGGGTGGGAGTTGGTAGATGAACGTGAAGTTAACTACGAACTAGAAGACGAACTAGACCGGCAAATTAAAGAACACTTTAAACCACACAAATCACTATTAAGCAAGATTTGGGAGTTTGCTACGGGTATAGCTTCACCTAACCAAAAGAGTGAGCAGGATAAAGAAATAGACGGTTTCTTTTTTAAGGTGCGTTATCAATACACGGGCAACCCGTCACCAGAAAGAGACTTTTGCAGGTCAATGATGAGGGCATCTAAAGTTTACCGCAAAGAAGATATTATCCGAATGGGCAACCAAATAGTTAATGCAGGGTTTGGTGAGAACGGTGCAGACACTTATTCTATTTGGCTATATAAAGGCGGTGCGAGATGCCACCACAAATGGGTGAGAAGAACCTATGTGAGTACACGTGCAAACGCTTCTATTGGCTCTAAAGACACGGCGGAAACAAGCACGGGAAAGGCTAGAAAGTTCGGCTATAATCCCGTTAATGAGAAAGAAGTTTCAATGATGCCAAACGATATGCCATTGAAAGGCTTTTCACCTAATAACCCTAATTTACCTTCAGACGTTAGATAATGGCACAGTCACTTTTTGTTTCAAGAGAAGATATAGTTAAGTTCACTTCGATGAACGGCAACGTTGACGTTGATAATTTTATCCAATGGGTTAAGGTTGCACAGGATATTCATATACAGAATTACTTAGGAACTGATCTGTTTAACAAAATTAACAACGACATAGTTAACTCATCTTTAAGCGGTGTTTATCTAACTCTAGTTACTACTTATGTGAAGCCTATGGTTATTCATTGGGCTATGGTAGAGGCGTTACCATTTTTGCATTATACGGTAGCTAATAAAGGAGTATATAAACACGGCTCAGAGAATAGCGAAACGGCTACTATCGAAGAGGTAGAAAAGCTAGTAGATAAGTATAGAAACATAGCACAACACTACACTAAGAGGTTTCAGGACTATATGTGTGATAACTCTAGTTCATTCCCTGAGTATCTAAGTAACTCTAACGGGGATATGTACCCAGACAAAGACATTAACAATTACACAGGTTGGTTTTTATGAGAGTAAGAAAAAAAACAGGAACTTACACACCAAAGGAAGAGAACGTAAAGAAGTTAAAACTATTCTTAAAAAAACTAGAAAATGGCGGACTACAAGATAAGTGACCTTACCGCACACCCGTTAACACGTTTACAGGGTACTGACTTGCTAGAGGTATCTTATGACGATTCGGGCACATTTAAGAGCCGTAAGATAGCGGCTAGTAAGCTAAGGCCATATAAAGTTTACTGTGCTAACCTTACGCAGACATCTACTAACGCTCCTACTGCCGATGTATTTGAAAATACTTTAAGTGGAACGCCTACCTTTAGCTATGACGGTGTAGGGGTATACAAGATAACCCTAACAGGTGAGTGGACTGCTGACAAAGTATTTATACTAATATGTAATTTTGGGTATAATGTGGTTTCGTCTTCAAGGGTAGATTCTAACATTATTAAAGTAGAGACATACGATAATGCGGGGATTGCGTCAAACGGCGTTTTATATGATACTTCTATTGAAATTCGTGTTTATCCATGACGGGGTTTTACAACATAACCACAGCCATTAAAGACCAGTTGTTAACTGATCCGATGTGTAACACGGTAACAATCGGTGACATCTTTGAAGTTGACCTTAAGAAACAGACTATATTTCCGCTTAGTCACATCATTGTAAATAACGCTACGTTAGAGAACAACATTTGGCGGTTTAACATGACTGTTCTGGCAATGGATATAGTAGACAAATCCAACGACGAAATAACGGATGCTTTCTTAGGTAACGACAACGAACACGATGTATTAAATACTCAGTTGGCGGTTCTTAACAGGCTTTTAGAAGTGTTGAGAAGGGGGTCTTTATATTCGGAGTATTATCAGTTAGACGGAAACCCAAGTTTAGAGCCATTTACTGAAAGGTTTGAAAACTTCTTGGCGGGTTGGGCTGCTACATTCGATGTATTAATACCTAACGATATGACCGCCTGTGACGGGTTGGTTACTAGGGTTGAATGTGCAGACGCTACTATTAACATTACAGACGATTCAGGAAATGTTCTTTACAGTCTTACTATCCCAAGTGGTGCGACAGACACACAAGTGATAGCTGATTCAACGGTAACTATCAAAGACGATTCAAATAATACTCTTTATACGCTTTCAGTTAATGCTGAAGGCAGTTCAAACCAAGTTATTGCAGACAGCACAGCGGTATTAAAAACAACAGCGGGAGCAACTATTAGCACAACTTCTATTAACGCAGAGAGTAGCGCAAATATAACGGCCCCTGATGCAACTTATTTAGTAGAATACGCCAACGGGACTGACATACAAAGCGGTTCGATAGTTTCGGGCGGTTCAGTTGTTGTAACAGTTCCCAATCCTCCACCTGCCGCATCTGTTGGCGCAAAGCTAATGAAGACGAACCAAACAACGTCTTACAGAACAGGAGATGACGGAGATATTGAAGCGGGTAGAGCAACATCTTTTTTAGTTCTTTCGTCAAACAATCCTTTCGGTAACACCAACCGATTCACGGACACAGCGGGAGGTCAAACGTACACGGATACTATCGTTATTGATTGGTCTACATTTGACGGTTCAACGGTGTTAGGGTGGAGGAGAACAAAAAGTACAGGATATACCGATTGGAATACAGCTATTGATAATGCCCTTGCTTTAAGTATTGGCGGTTTCGCAACTGGTTGGAGGCTTCCAAATAGAGGTGAACTATTCAGTATTTTAAATCACGGTGTAGCAACATCTGTATTGAATTATGCACCTTTCAGCATCACGGCTGACACAAACATTTGGACAAGTACAACAAACAACATAGTAACAGCTAACGCTTTTGTGTTAGCTTCAACAGGGACTGGTTCAATGGGTGCTTTCAATAAAGCATCTGCGGCTGCTGAATACATCCCTTGCAGAACATTCACGGTAACAGGAACAACACTTTCATAATATGAACCATCAATTTTCACAATTCGCAGGAACAATCGTAGACCCTACCGTAGAGGTAGTAAGCGTAAATGATAACATCGTAAACAAGACTTGTTCTGTTGATATAAAATTAACCAACTCTGGCGGTGAATACGGTTTGTCACTTTCAGGTTTTACTTATACAGAAACTTGGGATGATGCCGACATTGAAGCGTGGGTAAGTTCTGAACTACAAAATTACGCTTTGTAATGGCTGATACTTTAGAACTGATAAAACAGCACGGTGTAAAGGCAGTATTGCTTCTTTGGTTGTTGCACATGAACACGAGGGTTAACACCTTAGAGACGGCTTTACAGCATTGCTACGAACTAAGAATAGAGAAGGGTCATGCACACCTGCCTAGCACTAAAGATAAAGATCGTGTTTTGGCAATAGTACCTAAATGTAACTTAAATAAAGATGAAATTGAAAAACTATTACAAGCCCACCCCAAAAAAATGGCGTAAGCTAGGGGATGCCCTTTTGGGTGTTTCTTTAATGGCTGTACCTGCTGAACTTGGCGGTTATGGTTGGTTAGCTATATGTATTTTTATGTGTGGCGTAGTAGGTAAATTCTTAACCAATTTTTTCGCTGATGAAAATTGACAACCGTCTTTTGGCAGTTTGGATATTAGCTACTATACTCTTCGTGGCGTTCGTTTTAGGCTCAGTTGGGTGTTCTGCTACCTATCACCTAAATAAGTATCAGCAGAAAGGCGGAATATGCGGTAAAATAGATACTATCAAAGTAACTAAATACGACACTATAAACCACCGATACTATTATCAGGATTCACTTGTGATAATAAATGACCGTGTTATCCCAAAAACAAAGACTGAAATTCGCTACGAATATAAATTTAAGCGCGACACTATCCGACTTAAAGAAGTGGTGGTTAAAGAGGTTACCAAACAAGAAAAGGAAAAAACTAAACAAACACGATCGCAAAACAGAAGCCCGTGGGTTTGGGTGCTTATGGGTTTAATAGGATTAGTGGCGTTGTACTTAATTAAAAAAGGATGAACTTAGACAAATATTTAGAATTCGTTTCACGTTGGGAAGGTAAATACGGCAAATCTTTAGAAGATTCAGCCTCACGTTATTTCTGTCCTACGCCTTACAAGGACGGACATCGATACCATACAAGCCACGGAATAACATATCAGACTTGGGTTAATAGTTTCGGCCCATTCAAAGACAAAGAGTTCTATTCTATGCCTTCAGAAATGTGGTTTAAGATATTTAAGACTAGGTTCTGGGATAAAGTTAAAGGCGATGCACTACCGTTTAACATTGCAGTTCTTACGACTGAATTCGCTTGGATGTCGGGAGTTGGTGTAGGTGCGAGAAGCCTACAAAGTGCGTTAAGAAATCTCGGACAAAACGTAGAAATAGACGGGCAAATAGGAAACCAAACTATAACAGCTATTTCAAACGTAGATTCTAAAGCCCTATTCGACGAAATGATAAAGATTCGCAAAGGATTCTACGAGAAAATCGCAGTAGGAAAAAACGCAAAGTGGAAAAAAGGTTGGCTAAATCGGTTAGAAGCTGTTAAGGTATTCAAATAAATTGTAACTTAGGCGAAATTTTTAAAGCCTAAATATGAATAAGACAATTAAAGAATTCATCCGTGTTAAGTTAGAAAGCACTTCTAATAACACAGCAATAGCCCGTCAAGTAATTAAAGACTTCGGACTAGACAAAGAACTTGAAGCGGTGCGTAAATGGGTTTCCCGGGAACGAAAAAGATTAAACGTACAAGGCGAACACAGACACCTTAAACGCCTTTTCTTCGATATTGAAACATCTTATGTTAAAGCACCCGTTTGGAGGGGTGGTGAACAGTACATTTCACCAATGACAATAGAAGGTGAAGTAAAGATTATTTGCGTTTGTTACAAATGGCAGTACGAAGACGAAGTTAAAGTGTTAGTTTGGGACGAAAACCAAGACGATAAAAAGCTACTTAAAGACTTCA